GGGGTGGCGACACCACTTCGCACATGTGCGCCACCTCCGTCAGGAACCGTTCAAGTTCACGATTAGAGATAGAGCCTGATGTATCGATTGCAACAACGATACTCTCAATAGCCTCGGCAATTTGCGTAGGCATGTAAATATCTTGCGATATGAACCTACGGTTTGGCCTGCGCCATGAAGAATCACTTCTGTTACTACAAGTCGATACCATGTATTCCCGTAACAACTCATAGGGATCAGTTATAGGATTCAAGAGTTCACCGAACGCACGACTACCACCACTACCCGCATCGCCTTTCTTCTTAAGCAACACTTCGCCTTGGCGGAGAGCCTGATCGATCTTGCGCTCAACCTCTTTGATCTTATCCTTATCCCAACTCTTGGCCTCATCCCAGTCATGCTCATCAAAGCCACCATCCTCGGATTCGCCACCACCCTCACTGTTCTCTTCTTTCTCCTTCATCAGAATGTCAAAGACTTGGCGAGTGTCCATGCCATCAAACCGCTCATCTAGCAGACCGTTTTCGGGCATGACGCATGTCTCACCGTTTGGGTCATACTTCTTGATTTGCAGGTTGATCACATAATCGCAAGCCATGTTGGCAACTTTAGCGTCAATGTCATGTAGATCTTTCCAGATCAACAAGTGCTTATACGCCTTGTGCCAATTCTCATGCAAGACCACGAACGCTAACTCCTTATCGGTCAACTTGTTAACAAACTCTCGGCCGTACTCAACATTAAGGCCATCCGTGCAAGCCGTTTTTGTAGGCGAATCAATAACATCGACATCGCCGGAAACGAGCACACCGGACATAAGAATAAACTTCTTATGCGCCATCAGAGCCACATGGGTTCTTTGCAGGCGCTGCTCTGCGGTTAGTTTAGATAAGTCCATAAAGATCTCCTCATAAATAACATTGTGACTAACGCGTGCTGCATACCCTTTAGTTAGCCTTGGCAAAGATGTAATTGTTCTGCGTGGCCCAATCAATAAACTCCTTGCTACCGGCGGCCTTGGAGTTTGGAGACTCCAATAAAGATCTTGCAAAAAGACCTTGGTTCTCTTTCTTGAGTCGGTTCATGTACGTTACCCACTTAGGCATTTGATCTTTAGTCACATGCACGACTGCCTTGTAGACCAAGATGCAAACTGCAATCGGATCATCGGGAATCGGAGCCGTGTCTGGGCTTGCGATCAACGAATCAAACGTTGGCAACTTATCATCAAGATTCACAAAGGCATGCAGGTCACGAGCACCCGCTTCGCCAAGTAAGCCGATAAGAGATGCAAGCATCGCTTCATCACCAATAGCCTTGCGCTTCTTAACAACAAAGGATGCCTTCTCAAGAGAGCGAGGAGAAACAAAACCCAACTGTTGTTCTTTGGGGTTGTAGATGTATTTGTTCTTCTCTTGCCCCCCATCCGTGTACGAATACATAACCTCGGGATACTGATCAACGAACGCCAACACCTCTTCTGTCACATTGTTATTCATCGCCCACTTGACCCATTGTTTAGTGGTAGGTTTACGGAACGGTACGCAATCCATACGGTTCTTAGCATGCGCTTTAAGATGATCACCCACGTTATCGCCAAACAAATTACCCGTAGCAAACACAAGAGATCCCGCTGGCAACTTGATGTCACCGATCCTGCGCTCTAAGATCAAAGGCAATAGCATGTTCTGCACTGATTGGCTGGCCTTGGTCAACTCATCTAGCATGATGATGACGGGCTTGCCTGTGTGCATCTTGAAGTGTGCGTTTGGGTAATACTTAGTGCAGTTCAACTCTCGATCAATAAAGGGCATGGCAATATCGCCAAGATCAAGATTCGCACAATCGATGTAAGCAACTTCGTGCGTAGGAAAACGTGCACTGAGTGGTTTTAGCATGCTTGATTTGCCAACACCGGGCTCGCCTTGAAACAAATAGCAAACCTCCTCCCCTAGTTCTGCGACCAACGTTACCGCTTGGTCAAAATCTACTGATAGTCCAAAAGATACTCGGCTCATACAATCTCTCCATAAGATGTTAGATGTACAACTTCAAATAAAAAATCACACATGTGATTTTCCGGCGGTGCATGGGCGATGGATCATGCCCATATTAGTTAGAGTGCAAATGGGGAAAAAAGTTCCCATGCGGGGGCATATTCAGATCTCCTCCGCTAGTCGCTTAAGTTCCTTGCTTGCATCCCACTCGTCAATCGGAATGAGGTCATGGACATTACACAAAGGATCTCCACCGTTAGTTACGTGATCTGAATTAAAAACCAATTCTTTGCCATCACTCTCACGAATGACAACCAAGTCAGGAGAAAGGTTACCCAACCACCCAACAATCGGAGGCCTAGGAATCCCCTTGACTATGCAACGCCCATGAAAAGTATGCCAACAAACTTCTCCGATTCCCCAATCTCTTACTCCTCTACTCATCACACCTCCACTAAATTACTTAACACTTCATTCAAAGTGTCAGCTAGCTCGGGCCAATCGGTTTTTAAGTGATCCACGATTGCCCGCAGTCGCCCTACGTCATCACCACCTATGATGTAATCCTGTGATGATTCTTTATCCACCATGAGTGTCGGACTACCATGCTCATATATGGTGTCCCACTTCTTACTTTTTGCCATCACGCTTCTCCTTTCTAATGTCGTACCACATAACTAATCCAATACCAATAACAACTATAAAAGCAAACCACGCCACGCTTTGGGCGGCTTCATGGGGGGTCATAGCCGAGCACCTCCGTGCCAAAGGTTTAACCACCGCACAAGCCCTTTCTTATCAGTCGGGATAACTTTCAATTCCGGCTCAGAATCAAGCAAACCGTCACCATTTATTTCATCATCCTTTCTTTCATTCTTTATTTCTTTTATGGCTTGCTTGGCTTCTGCTTTTGTAGCAAACCACTCGTTTACCCAACCCCCATCAGTTTGATAATGCACTCTATAAACTTTCATTTCACTTCTCCTCTACTGCGCGTGCTCGCGCTCAAAGTCATCAGGGGGTAAGTGCATGGACAACCACGTGTCCATCTCTTGAGCATCCCCTGCATCTGCCCAAGTCTGATCCTCTCCCATAATTTCTAAGCACTGATTGGCCCATGCTTCTGCCGCATCTGCTTGACGGAAAATCCCCATTGCTACTTTTAAGGGAATCGGAATAGTCGGGTATTCTAAAAAGATGTGTGCTGAGAACCTATATTTCACACCCCTATCTTCGCTCTCACCCAACAACGTTTTAATTCTCATCGGGCATCTCCCCCTTGGCTCGCATCTGTGCCAATACATGCTTGGCTATCGCTCCGTAGTTCTTCTCGTCATAACTTTTATTTAGCACGTACCGCTCAGTGGCCTCGCCTAGTTCCATGCGGGCTAACTGCGTTTCGGGTCGGCAAAACCCAAACGTATGAATTAAAGCGGTCAAGTGCACCACTGTGTCTTGCAGTGATTTGTTTTGACGTTCTAACACATTCTCATAATCCTTCGGCGGCTTCCATGCTTTTGCCGTTTCAGTGGGCGGTTTCCATTCTTCGTACTCCGCACCACTAACACCTTTAATCTTCATTTAATTTCTCCACGTTTGCTGAACGTACCAACTGAGGCACATCGTACTGAGGGAACATAACGTACAACCCTGTCTTGGCAAAAGGCTTTAGCACAACGCCTATCACACTTGTTACTTTATCCCGCACTGCTTCGCCCACTGCGTAGACACTGTTATCCCCCGCCCAATCTTGCCAATCTTTCTGCTCGTACCGCATCAAATAATTCATCTCTGCCTCATCCCACTTCTCCCACCGCTCTAGCCCTACACCTTCTCTATCTGATCGCACCATAACAACTGCTCCTTGCCGCTATCAAAGATCACCTCGATAGTATTAGTCACCTCACTAACTTTGACTATCACCCCAACCTCTTTGTTCCATAGCCACCGGACAACTTCTCCCACGGCATAGTCACTTGCGTGATTTCTCGTCTTCATCGTAGCCCTCCTTCAATAGCCCACTTTCCACTAACTCCTTATGCCGCGCCGCGATGATCCTCGGTGCGTCGAACCGGGACAGAAACCACTTAAATAACTTGGCCTCCAAGTCCTGACACAAAAACTCCTCGCCGTTCACTTCACCAACCCTCCCTTGTTGTTCAGCCCTGCTAGGTCTGTCTTGTTTGTTATGAGCATGTAATTGCTCTTGTGCATGGGGGCCACGCACCAACTCATCCGTTCTTGCCTTGCCTGCTCTTCGCCACAGAATAGGCACGTTCTATACCCCAACGCCCAACGACCTTGACTTAAATAGTCACCACAAAAAATGCACTGTGTCTCGGTGCTCATACCCAACCCCTGAAAAGTAACGACTGTGATTTCCCGGCTGATGTAGTGTTTGCTCCCCGGGCTCGTAGGGCACGCAACTTGGCCCATATAAGTTAGACAGTGGGCGGGAGAGTTAGTTCCTGTGCGGGGGAGATCCTAGGGGCGGGATGGGGGTGTGGTGGGTTGTTATAGAGCGTGGTGTTTTTGGGGGTGGCTCACCTGGCTCACGTTAAGGGTTTTGGACTTTTTGGACTTTTCTCCCGTATCTTCTCTATCCCCATCTCCATCCTCTCCCTCTCCATCTTCTCATGCACCCTTAGTGCTTCGGCCTTGCCCATCCGGGCCACTTGAACATCAGGGTGGCAGTAGCCAAAGGTTTTCTCCAAGATCTCATACATCTTCAGATGCCCCTCCATAAGCCTGAGCCGCGCTATGAGTTCTTCTTTCTTCATCTTGGTCACGACTGGCTTGTCCGAAAGGTAGGCCACAGGCCACCAGACCTCCGCACTCATCATTTCTTTTTTTACCTGTCCCATCATTTTCCCCTTATCGCCTTGGCGACCATCTCATCGAACCTCACCCGTATCAGTTCTGCCACCACGCCTTCTACTATTAGTTTTTCCACCATGCGGATCTCTTTCGCTACGCCCCGCTGTATCTCGTCAACGACCATCGCTACTAAGTTTTTATTTAGCAGTTCTTTGACCTCCTCAAACTGCGAGGGGGTCAGCAGTGCGCCCCCAAGGGTTTCCTCTAGCCTGACCTTGGCCTTGGTTCTTGGGCCTATGGCAACGCGGGAGTGTTCGGGGTTTACGCATAAGTTATTACGGCACGTTCTGAATATGCGCCCGGGGTTATCGGCAGGGATACGGTTGATGATTTTGAAAATGTAGGTGGCGGCACTGTTGTTCTTGTAGCGGGCTACGTTGGTGTTCTTGTCGATTGCGCCCTTCCAATTCCAGCAGTTCGTTACGGAATCCATATCGGTGTTCTCTTCGATCCAATCCCTAAACATCTCTAGGTGCTCGTCAGTCTCGGGCAATCCGCTGGCGGTGGGGTAGTTGGGTTCTTTGGTAATGGGCATGGTGGGTTGTGTCCTTGGTTTGGGGTGGTTGTTAGAGGTTTGGGGGTTGAAAAAGTTCCAAAATGCACCAAAGTAGCGCCTAATTTTATGTATCTTATATTAATTTATCTATATATTATTGAAAGTGTTTTGACTCGAAAATAAGTATCTTATTAAATTTAAGAAAATTTTGAAAGTACAAACAGGTAAAGAAAAACGACCCCGAATTAAACAATGACAGATCAATAATAACCGTACAAAATGATTGTTTAATACGACCCAAAAAATGCGGCCGACAGACCCCCCAGATTTTTTTTAAAATTAATAAGATAGTAGTAGTAGTATAGTATAGTATAGATAATATATAGATAAATTTAAATAAGATACAAAAAAATACCGTGAGTGGCCGCTCACATAAAATCACATCGTTATTTCCCCTGCAACGTGCTGGATGGCGTGGGCGAGAGAGCATATAGAGACCCGTTCCCGGGGCGTCCTATGCCCGGACAGTGCCGGAGAATCACATTGTTACTTTTGCCGGATGCGGACAGACGAAAAAAAGCCCCGGGGGTTAGCCGGGGCTGAAGTGGTGCTTGTTTCTTTAGGCGTCTGCTTTTAGCAAGCCGTCTTCGATAAAGGCTTCCTGCAATCGCTCCCAAAGTTCTTTAGTGGCGTGGCACTGTCCTTCATCGGTCTTGAAAAGGTGATTCTGGATTCCACGGGCAAATTGCTCCATGAACTGAATCTCTGTTGTGGCCGATCCATCGTTAGCCACTACCATACCTTCCATTTCTTTAGCCGCATCAAGAATACGCTTCCACTTTTGATTCGGGTTTTTCTCGCCCCGATTCTTGGCACGTTCCACGGCCGTGTCACGGGCCCACTTAAAGAAATTAGTGGCTTGCTCATTCCCCGTTCTGGTCATTTTTAATAGCCACTTGTGCTTCACGGTGGGATCTTTATGGGCCATATTGATCAGGAACTTAGCCACATCGGAGACCGTGGCGTTAGCCTTTTTATCGGCTTCAAAGTACTGATCAAGCAATTGCTCATAGGGCGTGAGCGGCACTTGTACTGCTTCGGGGGAAGTCACACTTGTGACTTTTGCTTCGTTACTCATTTTACTCTCCAAGTAAAACCCGGGGCTGCCGGTGCAGATGAAACAATTATTTGCTTCATAAGATGTTAGAGTGCGATCCGGAGCAATAGTTCCGAGCACCGGGGAAAAATCACATTGTTACTTTTGGCGAGACGGCAGGGTCTGGGCGAGAGAGCGCACTGATACCCGTTCCCCGGGGGAAAATCGGGCGGATGATACTTGGTCTGTCACATTGTTATCTTTAGGCGCAAAAAAACCCCGGAGGGTTAGTCCGGGGTGTTAAGAGAGGGGGGAGACTTAGGCGTCTTCTTTGAGTACGCCATCCTCGATGCAGGCCTCTTGGAAACGGTCCCAGAGGTTTTTGAGGGCATGGCATTGGCCCTCGGAGGTTTTGAAGAGGTGGTTTTGCAACATCCGCGCGGCTTCCTCGACAAACTTAATTTCCTCCTTGCCTGAAGACCCGGCCTTGGGTTTGGCAAGGCCTGCGGCCTGTTTTACTTCGTCAAGGAAACGTTTCAGTTTCATATTGACGTTAACCTCGCCTGCGGCCTTGGCGCGATCTTTGACCTGGGTAGTGACCCAGTCATAGGCCAATTGGGCAGGTTTGTTGCCCGTACGGGTTGCCTTGAGAATCCAACGGCGCTTGACGGCGTCGTCTTTGTCAAAGATCTCAAGGGACATCATGGCCGCCTTTTTGACTGCGCCATGCTCTTTTTTGGACACATCCAGCCATGTATCCAAGGCGGTTTGAAAGGCCGTCAAAGGGACGGGCTGGGTTGCGCCAACGGCGACTGCTACTGCGGTTTGCTCTGTCATTTTTACTCTCCTGAGTGACAGGGTTACCCGGTTTCCCGGTATGCACTGCGTTATTGCCTTGCATATTGGTTTGACAATCATTCGGTTCCAATTGTTCCCTAAGATGTCACAGTGTGATTTACAGGCGAGAGCAGACTGGGCGAGAGAGCGCACTGATACCTGTTCTCTAGGCAAAAAAAACCCGGCGGTGTTCTGCCGGGCCAACTGGAAGTCTTTACTGTAGTTTTATGATGACCACTTTAGTCAGCATGTTGTAGCGAAGCACTAGGGCAGTGATGCCGTCTTGGATTAGCCTGTCTTTTTCTAGTTTTGATACATACCCATTGTGAAATAGGTCATGGATTATGAAGTCTTTGTTGGCATCCCAATCTGCTAGTGCTTTGGCCTTGCTTGGGTAATCCCTGCCGTATGCAGGTCCGATGGTGATTGTTTTCATGTATCTATCAGGCCGGTTTCCCGGCCTGTCTCCGATTAGTCGCGATATGGTTTAGTGAAGCGATTCAAAAGGCGAATCGCGGCTTCAGCCCGTCTGATGCTCAGGAATATACGTTCCCGATTACGGACCTCCATCTCCATCCAGCCCAATTGGTGCATTGTTTCAGGCTTATCCCCTTTATTGTGCGCACGCACAATCTCGTGGGAATACTGAACAATCATATTGCCCGAATTTTCTAGTGCAACCCGATAAGATTTCAGGGCCTCTAACAACACTGCCACCGTAAAGTGTGGCTCGTTTTTCTCGTCCATTGTCATTCTCCAGTTAACTGCATGCCAAGCGAATTTGCTTGGTAAGGCTGAGACCGGCTGAAAACCCTTTTGTTCCTGCCGGACCCCACCGTCCCCCTATCCCCCCCTCTGGCAATCTGGCCGGGACTCCGCTATGACACATTAATCCGCGCACCCGATTAGCATTTTTATAAACACCGGTGTTACCAAAAGTTCCCCTCATCCAGACATACCTAAACATCTTTTCCACAGACCCACCCCCCTTCTTTTTATTTACCTCCCTACCCCCGGGTACTCCCCCCAGAAAGTCGCCATTTTCAGACTTCTTCACATTTCACAATAACTTCTTTACACTGGCGCCCATGCAAGTTATCCAACCAGAATCAAATGTGGATATTCCGGCAGCGAATTATGACTACAGGGATATTTACGAGAAGGCCAAAGTGGCCTGTCAGACTGCACTTGCTCTGAACAAGATGGGCATGCCCATTGAGATGGAAGAGGAAGATGACTTATTCGCCAAGCAGGTTATAACCCAAGAAGTAAAACCCACCACAAAACAAATATTTAAACCGGGGGTGGCAATCAAACTGGGTGCCATCCTCACGGAGTATGACGTACAAGTTGCAAAAGATGCCGCACAACTTAGGACGGTTGCGACAAATAAACTCATTGAGATGTTAGATGATCCTGACCCCAAGGTACGTCTAAAGTCGGTGGAGATGATCGGAAAGATTGCTGATGTGGGGCTCTTTGCCGAAAGAACTGAGATAACGATTATTAATAAGACAACCGAAGAGTTAGAAAAAGAACTTGTTGGGATGTTTAAAGACTATATAGATGTCGAGGTTAAAGAAGTTACTAAGGTCGAGCAGTTAATGGCAGAAGGGCTAGATGATAACAGTCAAGAAGAGCCAGACCAAGAAGAGCCACGACAAGAACACCAAAGCGATCAAGAAGTAGAACATGAAGAAGTAAAAGAAGAAGTAGACATAGAGGATAAATAGTGGGCGCAGCCGAACTATCACCCGAATTGCTTAAGCAAATTTTACCCAAACTGCCGGTAGAAAAGCAGGCGGCTGCTAAACAAATACTAGAAGAGTTACAAAAAAGAAAAAAGAAGACACTGGGGCAAGATAAGTTTCTTGATTATGTAAGGCATGTATGGCCCACATTCATACACGGACGGCATCATGAGATTATGGCTGCAGCATTTGAGCGTGTTGCCCGAGGCGAACTCAAGCGTCTTATCATCAACATGCCACCACGGCATACAAAATCAGAATTTGCCTCATACCTCCTGCCATCTTGGTTTCTCGGAAAATACCCTACAAAAAAGGTCATTCAGACCTCACATACCGCTGAACTTGCCACTGACTTCGGACGTAAAGTGCGAAACTTGGTGGACAACCCAGACTACAAAACCATCTTCCCCAGCGTGTCACTACAGTCAGATTCAAAGGCTGCAGGACGGTGGAACACAAGCCACGGCGGTACATATTTCGCTATTGGTGTAGGTGGTGCCGTAACCGGTAAGGGTGCAGACTTACTTATTATTGATGACCCGCACTCAGAACAAGAAGCCGTACTCGCCGAAGTAAACCCAGACATATACGACAAGGTATACGAGTGGTATTCATCAGGACCACGGCAGCGTCTGCAGCCCGGCGGCAGTATTGTAATGGTGATGACAAGATGGAGTAAGCGTGACTTAACAGCGCAAGTCATCAAGGCAAGTATTCAACGTGGTGGTGAAGAGTGGGAAGTGATAGAACTGCCTGCGATCTTGCCATCTGGCAATCCGCTATGGCCGCAGTTTTGGAGCCTAGAAGAGTTAAATGCACTAAAAGATGAACTGCCTATACACAAGTGGAACGCACAATATATGCAGGCCCCCACCGGGGCAGAAGGTGCGTTAGTAAAACGTGAGTGGTGGCAGGTATGGGAGCATGAGAAGCCTCCTAAGTGTGACTATATTATTCAGTCTTGGGATACTGCGTTTAGTAAAACTAACCGCTCTGACTTCTCTGCCTGTGTCACGCTCGGTATATTCCACCCGGAAGACTCGCCTAACCCACAGATAATTTTGCTTGACGCATATAAAGAGCGGCTTGAGTTTCCAGAACTAAAAGAAAAAGCGTTGGAGTTATATAAAGAGTATGAGCCGGACTGTTGCATTATCGAAGCAAAAGCAGCCGGTGCTCCGTTGGTCTATGAACTACGTTCTATGGGCATACCGGTGCAGGACTATGTGCCTAGCCGGGGTAATGACAAGATCACCCGTGTGAACTCTGTAGCTGACATTTTTGCCTCAAAGGTTGTGCATGCACCTGAGACACGGTGGGCCGAGGAGGTTATAGAAGAGTTTGCTTCTTTCCCGGCAGGTGAGCACGACGACTTAGTAGACGCCACAACACAGGCTCTGATACGCTTTCGGCACGGCGGGTTAATTCGCTTGCAGTCCGATGAGCCGGATGAGCCTGCATACTTTAAATCTCGGCGTTCCAAGGGGTATTATTAAAAGGTGTGAGACATGGCGATTGAAAAGGCTATAGCACAGGCCCCGGTGGGGTTAGATGAAGAACTTCTGACCTCCGAGCCAGATATTGAGATTGAGATCGAAGACCCCGAGTCGGTAGAGATCAAAGCCGGTGGCATAGAGATTGAGATCGCCAAAGGCGGGGCAGGAGAAGGCATTGACGAGTTCACGGCTAACCTCGCAGAACACCTAGATGAAGGGGCTCTAAACGAGATCGCAGGTGACTTGTTAGATAACTTTCAGACAGATAAAGACTCCCGCAAAGATTGGGAGAAGACCTATTTTGATGGGTTAGAGTTGCTTGGGTTAAACATCCAAGAGCGTATGGAGCCGTGGGAAGGCGCTTGCGGGGTGTTTCACCCCATCCTCTCAGAGGCGGTGGTGCGGTTTCAGGCTGAGTCCATCATGGAGACTTTTCCTGCCTCCGGCCCTGTGAAGACTCAGATTATTGGGAAAATCACTAAAGATAAGGAAGATGCCGCCGCCCGGGTGCGTGAGGATATGAACTACCAACTCACGGTAAAGATGCCGGAGTACCGGGCCGAGCATGAGCGCATGCTCTGGAGCCTAGCGTTGGCGGGTTCTGCGTTTAAAAAGGTCTACTACGACCCCAATCTTGAGCGTCAAGTCTCCGTGTTTATTCCGGCTGAAGACTTCGTGGTGCCTTATGGGGCCTCAGATCTGCTGACTTGCGAGCGTTATACGCACGTGATGCGTAAAACCGTCAACGAAGTTAAGAAACTACAGATTGCTGGCTTTTATCGGGACGTAGAACTGCCTGAGCCGGAGTACGGCTCGGTAGATCGCAGTGACCTGAAGGCCCAGAGTGACGAAGCAAACATTGTTCACGATGACCGGTATCAGATCTTGGAGATGCACGTTGATCTGGACATCGAGGATGACCCGCTGCGGGACGAGAATGAGATTGCCATTCCTTACGTAGTAACCATCGAGAAGCAGACCCAGACTGTATTGGCGATTCGGCGCAACTGGAACCCGGACGATAAGTTAAAAGCCAAGCGTTTGCACTTTGTTCACTATGTTTACATCCCCGGTTTTGGCTTCTATGGCTATGGACTGATCCATTTAATCGGTGGACATGCCAAATCCAGCACCTCAATACTTCGTCAACTGGTCGATGCGGGCACTTTGGCGAACCTCCCCGGGGGTCTAAAGACCCGTGGACTGCGGATTAAGGGTGATGACACCCCGATTTCCCCGGGAGAGTTCCGAGATGTGGACGTAGCAAGCGGAAAAATCAGCGAAAACATCGCATTTTTGCCCTACAAAGAGCCTTCGCAAGTCCTATTGATGCTTATGGACAAGATCGTTGAGCAGGGACGCGGTCTTGCAGCCGTTTCTGAACTAAAGATTACTGACGTAAACAAGGAAACACCGGTTGGGACCACTTTGGCCCTTCTGGAAAGATCTTTAAAGGTGATGTCGGCCGTCCAAGCGCGGCTACATGCCTCAATGAAGCAGGAATTTGGGCTTTTGGCCTCAATAATTGCCGAATTTGCCCCCGATGAGTACGAATATGAGCCAAATAATGACGAAAACGTCATTCCGGCGACCCGTGATGACTATGAAGTAACCGAAATCATCCCCGTTTCTGATCCAAACGCAGCAACGATGAGCCAGCGGGTGGTGCAATACCAAGCGGCGATACAACTTGCCACTTCGGCCCCCCAGTTATACGACATGGCGCAGTTACATCGGCAGATGTTGGAGATATTGGGCATCCGCAACGTGGCAAAACTGATCCCTGTAGAGGACGATGAGGTGCCCAAGGACCCGATCACAGAGAATATGAACGCCCTGAACTTAAAACCGCTAAAAGCGTTTATTTATCAGGACCATGAGGCACATATCAAGGTGCATACGAGCGCCATGCAGGACCCGATCATCCAGCAGATGGTGGGCCAGAACCCTAACGCACAGAGGATTTCCGCATCCATGCAGGCTCACATTGCCGAGCACTTAGCCTTTGCGTACCGCTCCCGTATGGAGGACGCGATGGGTGTGGCGCTGCCGCCGCCGGATATGAAGATGCCCGAGGAGTTTGAGATCGAGTTGGCTAGGGTTGCCGCACAAGCCTCGGAGATCGTGCTGGGTAAATCCAAGACTCAGGTGGCTGCCCAGCAGGCCCAAGCGGCTGCTAACGACCCGATCACCCAGATTCAGCAGCGTGAACTGGCGATTAAAGAGGCAGAAGTCCAGCGCAAGTCTAAGAAAGACATAGCAGATGCCGCTGCCAAGGCCGACCAGGTTGAGATCGAGAGAGAACGCATCGCCGCTCAAGCCGAGATTGACGGTGCACGCATAGGGCTTGAGGCTGCCAAGGCAAAAGAAGAGTTGCGGGGCAAGTTTGAGGCTGAAGGGTTAAAACTAGGGGTAGATATAGCCAAAGCGATCCGGGGTGAGCAGAAGTCCGGGGAGCCTAAAAAGCCACCTACCACCTAGGAGAAGTGAATGACCGAGTACATAAACATAGGAGAAGTTAAGTCTTTTGAAGAGCAGATAAGGAAAAGACTTAGGGATCATTTAAACAATTCAGCCGACGACCTAGCCACCGGAGGCGCAACGGATTATGCTGACTACAGATTTCGGGTCGGCGTAATACAAGGACTTGCCATTGCGGAGCGGGAGATCCTTGACCTAATCGAAATCGCTAGAAAGGCTGATCAAGGACTATGACAATAGGCGCGATAGATAGGGCTGCAACCGAAGAGGCGGTAGCCCAAGTAAACCCAATAAAGATGCCCGAACCCTCGGGTTACAAGATCCTCATCACTTTACCCAAGGTATCTGATCGACTAGGAGACACTGGACTGGTGCTGGCGGATTCAACCAAAAAGGTAGAAGAAACAGCGTCTTGCCTAGGGTTTGTACTTAAATTGGGACCAATGGCGTACCGGGGTGCGAAGTTTGACGAAAGCGGCCCTTGGTGCAAAGAAGGCGACTTCATCATCATGCGTAATTACTCGGGCACCCGCTTTAAGATTGATGGGCAGGAGTTTCGGCTGATTAATGATGATCAGGTGGAGGCGGTTGTGGACGATCCTCGTGGTTATACCCGTGCGTAAGGAGAAGTAGATGGCTAATGAAGAAATCGTGACCTCGTTAGAGGATATTAATAGGGATCTCAAGGCGAAAGCCCAAGAGGCCACCCCCGATGTGGACCTAGGTTATGAAGAGGCTTCCGCACAGGTGGCTGAGGTCAAGGCTCAAAAAGAGGCAAAAGGTAAAAAGCCTGAGTTTGAGATTGAGATCGTGGACGACACCCCGGTTGAGGATAAAGACCGAAAACCGATGAAAACGCCTCCCAAGGAGGTGGATGAGATTGATGCCGTCAATGACAAGGTACAGAAACGGCTAGATGAACTTAAACGGGCTTGGCATGACGAGCGCAGAGCCAAAGAGAAAGCGTCTCGGGAGCAGGCGGAAGCCATAGCGTACGCCAAGCAGGTGCTGGACGAAAACCGGCATTTGAAAACAAGGTTAACAGAAGGTGAAAAGGTCCTGATTGCTCAAGCACAGGCTCGCACGGATGTTGCACTGCAAGCGGCCAAGAAGAATCTGAAGGAAGCACAAGAGACTGGAGACTCCGAGAAAGTTGCCGATGCGATGTCCGAGATTAGTCGGGCCACGATGGAGCAAGAGAATTGGAAACGCTACCAGCCTCAGTACGCTGCCCAAGCAGATGCTTTACAACCTGAAAATAATTCAGTACCTTATCAACAGGCCGTGCAACCGCAAGCGTTGCCTCCTGACGAAAAAGCCATAACTTGGTATAACAAAAATACTTGGTTTGGCATTGACGAGGAGATGACTGCGCTGGCGTATGCACAGCATGAAAGATTAGTTAAATCTGGGGTAAGTCCTCAGAGCGATGAATACTACGAGCGTATTGATGCTCGGCTTCGGCAAGTTTTTCCCGACAAGTTCGAGGATGCTAATTCTGATAAGGAAGAAGCCCCTGAACCCACGAAGGTAGAAAAACGCCAACAGGCAACGGTGGTAGCACCGGCGACACGAACGACCTCAAGTAAAAAAGTTACGCTTACCAAATCACAGGTGGCAATTGCTCGACGCTTGGGAGTCCCCTTAGAAGTTTATGCGAAACAAGTTGCTATGCAGGAGAATAGATAATGGACCGAATTGAACGTGCTCTGGAAACTCGTGAACGCGAATCTCGCGCCCATTCGTATGCTCCACCGCAACAATTACCAGATCCTGATCCCCAAGATGGTTATACGTTCCGTTGGATACGTACCCATTTCATGGGACAAAGCGATGCACGAAATGTAGCGATGATGCGTCGTGAGGGTTATGAGCCTGTTAGGCTGGAAGATCACCCGGAAATGGCATATATCGTTGACGATCCTTCTAAGATAAGTGGAAATGTCGAGATTGGCGGCTTAATGCTTTGTAAGATCCCTCGGGAGAAGACAGATGCACGACAAGCCTACTACGATGAGTTGAACCGTAAACAGATTCAATCTGTGGACAACAACTTCATGAGGGAAAACGATCCGAGGATGCCTCTCTTTAGTGAGAAGCGAACCGAGGTGAGTTTTGGTAAACGATAAACTCTTAGGAGATTGATATGGCAACAGTTCAGGCCCCTTATGGGCTACGCCCAATCAATCTGATCGGCGGTCAATCATTCACGGGCGGTACCATCCGCAAGTATACAATGACCACGAACAGTGCGACTGGCATTTTCTTCGGTGACGTAGTTAAGATTGCAGACGGACAACCTTCTGCTCTGACCGCTACCCCCACTACTTCAACCAAAGGTGTTGTAGGTGTGGCAGTTGGTGTTTCTTACACTGACCCCACTCTGAAATACACTCAGTTTTCACAGTATCTTCCTGCGAACGCAGTGAACTCTGGATACACCAACATCCTCATCAGCGTTATTGATGACCCGGATCAGTTGTATCAGGTTCAAGCAGACGGAGTTGTGACTCGTGCTGAAATCGGTAATAATTCTGCGCTGGGTAACTTCAGCAATGGTTCTACCACTACCGGTAACAGTAAAGTTAACGTTTCGGCTACTTCTGCTAATACATCAACTCTTGCGGTACGTATCGTTGACCTCGTTGACGGCGCACCGACTTTCTCAACCCCCGGCGACGCATTTACGGACTGCATTGTGAAGTTTAACTTCGGCGTGCATTCGTATTACCAAGCCGACGGTAGCGGCTCGTAAGGAGATTCTAAATGGCTATTTCACGTTCCCAACTATTAAAAGAACTCCTGCCCGGACTTAACGCTCTGTTTGGTATGGAGTACGGTCGCTACGGCGAGGAGCATAAAGAGATTTATGCAACCGAGACTTCTGAGCGTTCGTTTGAAGAAGAAACCAAACTGTCTTTT